AAAGCGATACCATAATGAATGTGCAGCCGATAAGAACTTGGTGTTCTTACCAGCTGGGCTGTTCTTAATAAGGTCTTCGACTTTAGTTGAATTAACGAATAACATGTTGATAGTCCACGGCGTCTTTGATGTCTGGGTTTTCAATAAGCATATCACCATCCTCGTTGAAGGTAGTATAGATGTTCATTGGAACTTCAGCTGCGTCATTAAACATGTCGTCCACACCAGCACGTTTTGCAATATCAGCTGTAGAAGTAATTATACACCCATTCATCAGATTAGACAAATATAATGGACGCTTACCATTGCGATAATGGGTCGGAAGAATGCAAGACCAATTCACTATCGTTCTTTGTTACACAATCATACCCATAGATCTCTTTCCAGTTCTCTGGAAGTTCTTGGGTGATAACTCCATTATGTACGATTGCTTTCTTCTCGTTACCCAGCGGTTGATTATACTCTAGGTCACTTGTTGAATAACGGCAATGTCCGATTAGGTATAAGCTACCATTCTCATTCAAGTAGTCATCCCACTTGTAGTCGAATTGATCGGCTGGGACTGCCTTCTTCTCAATATGTACTTCACCATTCTTAACATACGCAAGTCCAGTGGCATGCATCCCACGAATCTTAGACTCATGGAACACACGCTCTAACATAACGAAGTCAGATGGAGAAGGATCAATGATCACTGCTCCAATAATTGCGCACATTATCCGAAGAACTCCTCTAATGATTGACCCTCTTCTGCTTCAGGGTGCATCTTCAATAGTTCGGCACGACCAAGTTCTTTCTCACAGAAGTCGTACCACTCTTTTGATTCCCACATCCCTGGATACACACCATTGAAACGTGGACGGTAGTGAGGGCTAGTGGTATCGTGCTTACAGAACTCAACATACTTCTTACGAGTTTGTTCATATTCCCATGAACCAAGAGTCAACATTCCTTCGTGGAAGAATGCGATGATTGAGATTCGTTCGGCGTTCGGGTCGTCAAGGACGAGTTCAGTATTGCCATGCAAGCCAGCCATGTTATTGACAAAGAGAAGGTCTCCAGGTCTAATGTCGATAGCATATCCAATCTCAGGGAAAACCAAGTATGCGCCACTATAATTATCTGAGTTACTAAACACACAAATATTAGCGAATCCATTTTCCATGTTAGCTGGGTCATAATGCGCTGCCGTTCTGAAGTTACGGTTGACAGTGATAGTACTGAATGGAGTATCAGGAACTAGGAAACGCTTGTCAACCTTCGACGCAGCTTCCATCTGATTACCATAACGCCATGGTAGCATTTCCTTGAACGCTGCACCTAGATGTTGTAGGTAAGGATATGACTTAGCAAACTTCTCTGGGTTCTGTTCAGTGTATGATGTGGCACGACCAAATGGGATACGTGGATAACGATCATACCAACCAGCGATACCAGACAATACTGAGTTAGCGTATGTAGTCTTACAGATTAGATCTGATTCAACCCACTCTGCTTCGTCGGCACGTTCAGCTGGAGACATCGTGCGTACATGTTCAACCCACTTATCAAAGTCGAATGCAGCATCACGAACACGTTCGATTGACCAAACCTGAGCACGGTTGCTTGGAATGTCAGCCTTGTTGTCTTTGTACTTCTCTCTGATCGCATCAACTGGGTCTTCGTTGAAGATGTTGCTGCCACCTTTACGGAATGCGTCAAGCACATCCCATTGGTAGGAAGTGACCCACTCACGATTGCCTAGTTTACCTTCACGTGGACCAGCAGCAGTGCCACGGTTCTGAGTTTCCTGTGCTGCATCACGTAGACCTTCATAGGCAGACTTAACCATCTCGTCATCGAAGTAGTTGCGACGGAACTTGAACACGATGTTCTTTTCGTTCAGTGCACTCTCGCAGTTACCGCATTCCTTTGAACAATCATTATTGGTCATATCCATCGCACAGCTTGGTGGTAGGTATAGATCCATGTCATAGTTTACTAGTGTATGGTAGTGACGATCGTCCAACCATTGACCAACTAGATCTGGTCGTGGAGTAACTTCACTGTTCTCCAATACTTTAACAAGCACCTTACGTCCTGTATCAATACTCATTTCTTCTCTCCTTAAAACTTAAATCCGTCAAACGATTCTGCTTTCTGTCTGCGTCCGAAGTTGCTCTTATCAAACATTGGACCATCGTCTTTATCTTGACCTGCATCAGATAGACCATCTTGAGCAGACGCTTCAACATCATACAGCTTCATCTTCGCTCGGTCGATACCTACAACGAATCGCTTGAAGTAGCTTGGGTCGTTGTAACGATTCTTTAGCTGTTTGACGATAATCTGGTTCAGCGCTTCCAACTCTTCATTACTCACTAAAGCAAACATAAAGTCAGCAGTGGCTGGCAAACCGAAGGACTCTGAAGTATCTTCCAGACCTGGATCTGAGCTAGTATAACCACCACGTGTCGTCTGAGTAGCTGACACGATAGGAACATTATACTCAACCGCAAGACCACGGAGTTCTTCTGCAATTGCCTTAACATATGTATAAGAGTTTACAGAGCCACCCTGTTTCATACGTTGACTTGCGCAGATGTTTAAGTAGTCGATGAAGATAATGTCTGGGGTAAACTCACGTTTCATCTTCAACTCTTCAAGCAATGCTCGGAAGTGACCAGCATGTGCACCAGCAGTTGGATATTCTTTGATGATCAGTTTACCTTTGGTCTTGTTAGCGATCTTGCTAATTCGATTCTCGTAGATATCTCGATCAACAACCTTCAGTTCGTCCATGGTCAGGTTAAGTAAGTTCGCATCAATACGTTCAGCGATTCTTTCTTCTGCCATTTCCATAGTTATGTATAATACGTTTCTACCCTGATTTAGAACAGAGGCACCAACGTGACACATGAACAAAGATTTACCAACACCAGTACCAGCCAGTGCGATGTTTAGAGTCTTCTTGCTTAGTCCACCTTTGGTGATCTTGTTGAACATCTCCAAGTCGAAAGAAATTTTCTCCTCGACACGGTGGTAGAAGTCAAAGCGGGATTCGTGATCTTCGAGGTAGTCGTGACCGATATGACTATCAAAAGACACGGAAAGAGCATCAGATAGGATAGAAGGTAAAGCATCTTTAGTTAGGGTCTTCTCACGACCATCAATAATTGAAATGGACTTAACGATTGCATTGTAGACCGCACGATCCTTACAGAACTTCTCAGTGTTCTCAAGCAACCACTCTTCGTTGGACTTCTCATAGTCAATACCACCAACGTACTCGCTGATCTCACCAAGTTCTTTATCAGTGAGGTCTTTACGGTTACCAAGTTCAATCTGAATGATCTGCTTGGTCGCTGGCTTATTATACTTGGTGAAGAAGGAAACAATCTCATCGGCTAAGATGGCTTCCTTACGTTCTCCAAAGTATTCCTTCTTAATGAAGGGCACTACCTTACGGCAGTAATTCTCATCATGAATAAGACTCGAAAGAATCTTCTCTTCAATTCTCATCAACTCCACCTTTGTAAACTAACTTGTGTTGGGCTAGACTTTCCTCAATCAAGTCAGTAAGAATACCACCAATGTACTGCTCAAATGCAGGTACGTCTAAGTTTGGATAGTCTTCTTTGTCTTCAATTTCGTACTCGAACTTGAGTCTGGCTTGATCGGCTTCTTCAATAATCTCAACACCACCTAAAGAATAGATTATACCCTTGAACTCACCTTCTGTCAATTCTATAAAGTAAAATCCATCCTTGTCGGTGCGAGATAAAATCTCGTACGGTTTCATTCTTCGAAGTCCAACTCTTCCAATGCTTTGTCTAGGTCGTCAGACTTAATCATGTCAACCTGACCAATGGAGTAACGATTCTTAACGAAGTCATAGAACGTCTTGTCCATGAGGATAGGCATCCAGAACTCTTTGTTCTCAGTATCCTTTTCACGGTAGTTCTTTTCTTCACCAGCCTTAGCGTACCAACCATTCTTAGGTTTGACTACGTGACCACTTTCGAGTGCGAGATCCAATAGACCAGACCAACGGCTAATACCACCGTCGAAAGATACGCTAACAGGGATCTTAGATTTTTCTTTGACATAACGAGACTTCTCTACGTTGATAATGAAGTTGTAGCCAGTAATCTCTGAACCATCCTTCTCTTGCTGACGACCAAGAATGAAGATGTTGTCGGCTGAGTAGTAAGAACCAGTACCGCCACCAACGATGTCTTTAGGGAACATACCAATTTCTTTGTAGGTGTGGTTAACAACTACCATTGGAATGTCTTTGATTGTGAGGTGAGGTGTGACCATGCGGAACAGTGACTTCAATTGCTTAGCACGAGTCATGTCAGCAGCAGACTTACCTTCAAGAGCATCCTCAACTTCTTTCTTAGAAGCCAAGTTACCGATGGAGTCGATGACGATCATCACACGCTCACCACGTTCGATGTTATTCATCTGTTGCATGATGTCGAACTTCAATTGTTCGATGTCGGTGATCGGTGTGTGAACAACTCGTTCAGTATCAATACCGAAAGCATCAAAGTAGGACTGAGGAGTACCAAACTCAGAATCATAGAACAAAAGAGCAGCATCATCGTATTTGTCCAAGTAAGATTTTGCCATAAGCAAACTGAACGCAGTCTTAAAGTGTTTGGA